CGATCCACCGCATCACCGGCACCGCCATGCTGTTGCCCAAGGCTTTGTAGCGTGGCGAGTCCGCAGTGTCCTTGCCTCCCGGCCGGATGTCCGTCCACCCGTCGGGAAAGCCTTGGAGGCGTTCGCACTCCACGGGGGTAAGGCGTCGCACCGCCATGCGGGGTGTTGTTACCGCTACAACAGGATCTTGCCCTCGAGATTCCCCCGTGCGCTCAACACCGCGACCCGATGCCGTCAATGCGGGTGCAATATCTACGCAATTTGCCTCCTGCTCCGGAACCATCACCGCCTCGATCTGGCACCGTTGGAGTTGCGCGGTTGGGCGTGGCACCATCCCGCGCATATCGCCCCGGCATTGCCACGAGAACGCGCTGGCCTCTCCATCCGTCACAAGCGGGGTGTTGTTCCCGCCCGTGCCCCATCGCGCCGATACCGTCGGGCATTGCTCAACCGGGCCGGTTACCCGGCTGTCATGCGGGTGTGATTCGTATACGGCAGTCAGGTTGTAGCATTCGTCTCCGGCTGGGCCTCCGGTTCCCTTGGCCCACTTACTGCTAACAGTGCCTGCAATAGCACCGGAGGCAATGCCTTGCCCCGCTTCTCGGCTCGGCGGAGGATCCCCGCACAGGCTTTCGGGCTCAAATAGTACCGAGGCGCAACGTCGTGGATCTCCTGAAGCGTGCGCGACAACGAACACACGACGACGTCGCTGGGCCACTCCGAAGTACTGAGCGTCAAGCACTCGGTAGCACCACCCATACCCGAGTTGCCCCAACGCCCCGAGGAAGGCTCCAAAATCCCTTCCTCCGTTGCTGCTGAGGACACCGGGTACGTTTTCAAAGACAACCCACTCGGGGCGGTAATGGTCAACCATTGCAACGAACGTGAGCGCGAGGTTGCCTCTCGGGTCTGCGAGTCCTTTTCGGAGTCCTGCGACGCTGAAGGCTTGGCAGGGAGTCCCTCCGACCAGAAGGTCAACTGCTCCTCGTTCAATATTCCACTCCTTAAATTTGGTCATGTCGCCGTAGTTCTTGACGCCGGGAAACCGGTGCGCCAGAACTTGGCTCGGGAACTTCTCGATCTCCGAGAATCCGACCGGCGTCCAGCCCAGCGGGTGCCATGCCACGCTGGCGGCATCGATGCCGGAGCATACGGAAAGGTATCTCACGGTCGCGCCTCTTGGTGGATCAGGCGGGACCGGAACTCATGCTCCCGATCCATATCGTGCGCCAAGATCCGCCCCAGCAGTACGGCCCCCACTATCAGTGACGCCCACAGAAGCACGTTCAAAACCCATCCCGCGCCCATCCCCGGCTTGCGCCGGGGCTTGCGCTGTCGCGGTGCCAAGTCTCCGTCTGTCCCCATTGCTTCCTCCCAGTCCATCTCAAACCTCCTGATCAGGCGCCACGGTGAACATGGCGCACGCCTTCAGCACCGTCAAGATCCAGTCCGCCGGTGCCATACCGGTCGCCTCGGATGCTTTCGTCACGACGGCCCGGATATCCTGCGGGATCGGCACAACCTTCGGGCAGGTTTTGTTGCGTTTCATCTTCGGGCGCCCCGACGTCCGGTACATCCGGGGCGTGGCGAATGCGGTCACGGGGATGCCGTGCGCCTCGGCGATAGCCGTCACTGCCGCCTCCGACCAATTCTCCGAAGACCTGGACCCCGTGAGTCCGGACGCACGGCAGATCTTGTCCAGGCTGGGCCGATAATCATAGGCCGAGGCCAACACCTCGAGCAGTTTCGCCTTGTCCACAATAAACGTCGTTCGCATCTTGACTTCCGTCCCCTCTAGTTTCGCGGGTAGTTTGTCAAATGGTATCAGGGGTGTCATGGTTTCCGCCTTGCGTGAATGGTCTCGGTGACGGCGTATTCCCACGCCGTCTCGGGGTCGGTGCCGTCGGTCTCGGCGATGCGCCGAGCTGCGGACAGTGCGTCGGAAAGGAACTCCGCCACGGCGGACGGCGCCCCGGGCGGATTCTGCGCGGGATGCCGGGGCTTTCGCTTCGGCACCTCCGGCAGGATCTCGGCGATTGCCTGCGCCCAGGCTTCGTCCTCTGCCATCCCTTCCGCCACTAGTTCCATTGCGCGGTTGCTTACCTCGATCTCTAGGTCGCTCACGGTTGTTTCTCCTTTCGCTCGCGCCAGTCCTGCACCAGCACGAGGGTGAACATGATGGTGGACGGCATCGCCGGCCCGATCAACAGTAGGAAAGATTCAAGATCCACAGCGTGTCCTTTCCGGGTGGAAGCCGGGGGCCGAAGCCCCCGGCAGGTGATGCTATTCGGCGTCCGCCTCGCGGGCATTCACGGCGCGGTACCAGTCGGTGAGTTCCTGCGGGGTGCGGGACAGTTCCCCCTCCGGCGCGGACAGGGCAGTCATGATGGCGCGATGCACAACTTCTGGTGCTTTCACGCCGTATTTAACCAAGCGCCCGTACACATCTCCCGGCTTGTCGAATGGGACCGCGAACACGCCTTCGCGCCCTACGGTGTGATACCAGAGGCCGATCGGGAAGGATCCGACGCGGACGTGAATCAGTCCGCCTGCGGTGGTTTTCATTTCAAAGGTTCCTTTCGGGGTAGGTGCCGGGGCTTGCGCCCCGGCGGGGTTGGCGATTCGTGGTAAGTCAGGCGCCTACCGTGATCCACTGCTCGGTCTCGCGGTCCCAGTAACCGTCCGCCGCCACAACGGCGAGCGCGAAAAATTGCACGTCCCCTGCGCCGTCGTCCGCCCGGTAGACCCGGAGCGAATCGCCGGGGCCTATATTTCCGGGAAGGCCTGGGCCGACCGGGAATTCCCCCGTAACATCCGCAACGGCGAACCCGTTCTCACGGGATGCCTCGATGAATGCGTCGGCTTCGGCTTCGCCGTCGCCGTTGCGGTCGGCCGGGTAGCCCCATGCGAAGTCGGTAGCGATAACGATTCCGCCGAAGTCAAGAGCAAAATAGCGGGCGACGGTCGGGTTCGCCTTGACGGCGGATGCGTGATTCAAGCGGATCTCTTCAAGCAGGGAAAACATGACGGGTTTCCTTTCGGGGTGGAAGCCGGGGCTTGCGCCCCGGCGGGGTTGGCGTTAGCGGGCGACTTCCACCCAGGTCTCGGTGTCGGTGTCCCAATAGCCGGTGGCATCCACCACCGCGAGGCCGAACAGGGTGGGTTCGTCCACCGAAGAAAAGCGGTACTCCCAAACCCGGATGGTGTAGTTGTCGATGTCGGAGCCGGAGGCCAGAACGTCGGGGCGCGGGGTTAGTTCGTGGACGTTGTTGCGGGAGCATTCCAAAAACGCTTCCAGTTCCGCTTCCCCGTCGCCATATCGGTCGGCAGCGTCGGGCCAGGCGAAATCCCTCTGCGGAGAGGTGACGTTGCCGTGGGCGTCGAGGGCGAAGTATCGGCAGGTTGTGGGGTTAATGATGGTCGGCATGGTGGTTACCTTTCGGGGTCAAGCCGGGGCGGTGAAGCCCCGGCGGGGTCGGTATTATTCGGTCTCGGGCACCGCGTTCAGGGCATTGAAGATGGCGAACAGGCGGAGCATGGCGGTATCGGCGGCATGACGCAACGCCTCGGTGTTTTTCCTGCTACGGCAGGTGCTAGCATCTTCAAGCGCCCGGCAGACGTCCGCGACGGCGTCCGCGATAGTGTTTTGCACACCCCGTTCACGGTCCGGAATCGGGCGCATCATTCCTTCAAGCAGGGCATCTCCAGCACCGAGGCGGAACCGTGTGGTGCGGTCGCGGATGTCGCGAACATCTTGCACCGACAGGGCACGGCGTGCCCGGATGGCGTCGTCGGCCACATTGTAAACGAAGGTGGCGTCGCGTCCCAGATGGTAGGCCCATTCGCGAATGATGGCGATGCGGTTGGTGGTAGTAGTCATGTCGGATTCCTCTCGGGGCGGAGGCTTGACGCCTCGCTGGGTGTAGGTTCGGCAGGTCGGTGGCGGATTCCTCCTGCCTGTCAATATTTTTTTTGACAGGCAGGCAGGATTGTCGAGGGGGCTACTTCCGCCCGGTGTAGCGGATGATCCCGTACTCCGCCAGGGCGGAGGCGTCGTTGCCCTTGCCGGTCGCGATCAGGTGATTATGGATCCGGGCGCGGAGGGCGGCCGTCTCGGCACGGGCGGATGCCGTCTCGGCACGGGCCTGATAGGTGCCGATTGCGCCTAGCACCAGCCCGGCGATCAGGGTTCCCATTGCGAGGAAGGCGGCGCGGTCGGAGTCGGTGAGTTTGAACATGGTAGGTTTCCGTTTCGGGGTCGGGCCGGGGGAGGCAGGTTCCCCCGGCGGGGGTGTCGAGGGGTGCCGGGTCAAGCCCTGGTGTACTCTCGGGAGAGGGCGATGGTGGTGACGGTGCCGATCAGGAGCCAACCGGCCTGCCAACAAACGGTGAACGTGCCACCGGTCATGTCATGGTAGCGGACGACGGGGAGGGCGAGGTACGCGAGGCAGGCAACGGCGAGATTCAGGAGCAGGTAGATCTTCAAGGCATGGTTTCCTTTCGGGGTAGGTGCCGGGGCGGGGTGCGCCCCGGCGGGGGTGTCGAGGTGTGCCGGGGCTAGTCGGGGTCACCGTCCCGGCGGGGTGTCGTGATCCCCGTCGCGAGGTCAAGCCCGGCCAGGATGGCATCGCATACCCGGACGTTGGCCTGCACGACGGCCCGGAGGGCCTTCCGTTTGGCGGTCGCCTGGGCCGGGGTTGTGGCCGCGTTCAATTCCCGGCAGGCGTCGGCGGTGAGGGTGTCAATCTTCCCCAAGGTGACGGCGAACCATCCGCTTTTCGGGTTCCCGGCGTCGTGCAAGGCATCCTGGAGCCACGACTGGGCGAGGCTGATCTGGGTTCCGGCCCGGAAGTCTTCCTTCCACGACAGAAGGTTGCCGGCGCGGGTGTACCGTTCGGAGGCGGATGCCACGGCGAAGCGGATGCGGTCGAGGTTGACGGCGGGGACGGTTGCGGGGGTAGCGGTTGCGATCATGGTAGGTTTTCCTTTCGGGGTCGGGCCGGGGTGGTGGGAGCCACCCCGGCGGGGGTGATTAGTCGGCGTCGATGAACCGTACGATGGCGTCGGTATACGTCGGGTGGATCCACGACGGCACGGAGATGTAGCCCAGCCCGGCACGTTCCAGAGCGTGCCGAACGGCGGCTACCTCTACCTCCGGGTCGGACTCGACCCAGCACCGAACGGCGTCGGCGTCGGTGGCGGGTTCCGGGGATCGGAAGTGTCGGGCATCGGTAGCGTAGCCCTCCCGCTCTTCCGGGGTCAGGAGTTCCGCGAACAGAACGGTCGCGCTAGCCTCCGGGTCGGCCCCGAGGGATTCGGCGATGTCCCACGCCGATGCCATGTCCTGCACATCGTAATGGAGTACCTCCGCCAGAAGTAGCGGATGCTCCTGCACCTCGGTGGTGTCGGGGATTGTGACATCGGGGCCGACGGCGATGGCGTAGGGTTCGGTGGACAGGTTGTCATCGCCGGGGTACGCCACGACGGCGAGGGTGCGGGTTTCGGGGGTCGAGAGATTGAACATCGGTAGGTTTCCTTTCGGTGGGGCGGTGCGCCCCGACGGTGGTAGGTTCGGCACGGGGCCGGTGGATTCCTTCCACCTGCCGAGATTTTTTTTCGGCAGGTGGGCGGGTTGTCAAGCCGGGGTCACCATGCCCCCTCGGCGCAGTCGGCGCAGGAGTCGCACTGGTAGCCCTTGCGAACGTCGGCGGGGGTCAACCGGTTTGGCTGTTCGCAGGTCGGGCACGGTTCGGTGCGCCGGTTGGTGCGGGTCTCGGCGGCCAG